GTCAACTTGATTGTCTATCTGACGGAAGGATGGAAAGAAGAATGGGGAGGCGGCTTGGAGTTCTGGAGCCATGACTACGAAGAGAATCGTCCATTGCGACTGGAAACCACAATTCCATGTCGATTCAATAGAGCAGTCATTTTCCGTACCGACCAACAATCATGGCATGGCCTCCCGGCTCCACTGCGGTGTCCAGAGGGGCAGTTTCGCAAGAGCATCGCAGTGTATTATATGAGTCCCGCCGAAGTCGATGCACCATCAAGGAATCGGGCCTTGTTTGTCCCCACAAAAGACCAAGAGGACAGCCAGCCCATTGCAAACCTGATTAAACTAAGGCAGCGATACTAGCGCCATGGCCCATCCCGCACAACTTTCTTTCATCAATGCCGTCAAGGGCATGTATGGAGAGTATTTCACTAACAGCAAGGTACTGGAGGTCGGAAGTCTTAATATCAATGGAACTGTTCGCCAGTTTTTCACTTCTCCAAGTCTTTATGTTGGAATTGATGTTGGCGAAGGACCGGGAGTCGATATAGTGTGCGAAGGGCAAAATTATGACACATCGGAACGTTTTGACTGTGTAATTTCATGTGAGTGCATGGAACACAATCCAGAATGGAAGGACACTTTTGCCAACATGATTCGATTGTGCCGTCCTGGCGGAATTGTCGTCATGACTTGTGCCACTACTGGCAGGGCCGAGCACGGAACTTCGCGCACCACCCCACAGGATAGCCCTCTGACAATTGGCAGGGGCTGGGAGTATTACTGTAATTTGACGCCAGACGACTTCACGGCGGCTTTCTGCCTTGGAGAGTGTTTCCGTTACTTTGGATTTGAGACTAATCCCGAGGCGCATGATTTATACTTTGTAGGAGTGAAGCATAATGAATCGTGAACGAGAAAGCACGTACGGCCAAGATTCGCAAGGTCATGCGCGAGTTCAATGCTGGCACGCTCAAAAGTAGCACTGGAGAGAAAGTGGCTAATCAGCGTCAAGCGATTGCCATTGCTCTTTCCGAGGCTGGCATGAGCAAGCAAGGCAAAAGCGATGAATACTGGGATTCTTACGTCCTGACGCTGACAGAAGAGGAGGAAGGGGAGGAAAGCTCCCCAAAGGACTGAGCCTTGATGCCGCTAGCTTTGCCCCTCCATCGTCTGTGAGGGCTGCAGCGCGTCGAGGCTTAGAGCTACGCAAGAAGCATGGCAAGGGCGGCCTAACCACACAAGAGGCGGGCAAGCAAGGCATTGGCAGTGGAGTGGCGCGAGCTACAAGTTTGGCCAATGGAGAGGCGCTGAGTTACGAAACCATTAAGCGCATGGCGGCTTTCTTTTCACGACACGAAAAGAACAAAGGCGGCGGGGAAGACGATGCTGGCTACATTGCCTGGCTATTGTGGGGAGGGGATTCGGGACGGGCATGGGCAAACCGCATCATTCGGCAGCAAGAAAAGAAGCAGGCCGCCCGTTAAGATAGGCTCAATCATTCGCCGTTGCCATGGAAGGCCCTGATCTTGACTATTTTGACGATGGCGAAGAGGAAGATTTCAGCGTACAAGATGCTCTTCGTATCCTTAGTCTTAACTCCCACCGGAACACGACACGATGGGCAGTAGTAAGCAAGGAGGTATTCGTCAATGGTCGCGCCACTGAAGATCAAGTTTACGTGGAGCCACAATACGAAAAGCCCGACCCGGAGTTTGAGGAGAACTACCGCATGTTGCTTTTTGAGGCCACTGCAGTAGCCAAAGCCTACGTCATGGCAGGGATTGAGGCTGAGCTTGAGCAGACTCGGGAATCTTCAGGGCTATGAAGTTGGGGTAGCCTAAAAGCCATAAAACTGACATTGTGAACAGACCACTTAAGGTGGCAATTTGCACTGCGCTGGGCTCTAGATCTCCGCTTTCCATGCGCGAGTAAGAGGACTGGCTGATTTCAAGTCTTGCGGCCACGTTCCGTTGAGAAAGGCCACTATTGAGTCGCGCCTGCCTAATGCGAGACGCTACGGCAATACGCCGCTGAGCATGAGGCATTTTGAGCAGGTTCGCCTGATGATTCTCCATTGTTTGATTCTCTGTTGAATCATACTAATGGTTGCGATGCTATTTTGCATAAGATTGTTATATGAGCAATACTTCTTTTCGCTACGACGTAGCGCCGATTGAGAAGTACGAGCTAACCCCTGAGGGTTATTTGCGGCTTCATGCCACAATCGCTCGCACTGGCGTTCAGCATTACTCCAATGCTGATGGCTCAATTCGTCGTGAATATCGTGCCGCTGAAGATGTGGCGCTCCCTGAAAGTCTTGCTTCGTTTGCGGGCAAGAGCGTAACTGACGAGCATCCCCCAGTCTTACTGGATAGCGCCAACACCAAAAACTATCAAAAGGGCTTCACTGGCTCTGAGATTGTTTATGACAATGGTTTTGTCCGGGCAGTTATGACAATTACAGATCAAGAACTGATTGACAAGATTCAACGGGGTGATGCAACGGAAGTTAGTGCAGGCTATCGAGTTTCCTTTGATGCCAACCCTGGCACCACTCCTGATGGTGAACCGTACGACGGTCGCCAAAAGGAAATCATTGGTAATCACGTAGCCGTTGTTAAAACCGGGCGAGCAGGCCCGCAAGTGAAATTGCATCTTGACCGACAGGATGCCGCCGATCCTTCTCTTCTTAATTCTGGAGAATCTCCTATGACTACCGCCAAGGTGGTCTTTGACGGTGCCGACTTTGAAGTGAGCGAGGGCGTTGCCCTTGCCATTGGCAAAGAACGTGCTGATGCAAAGACCTCTTACGAGGCCATGAAAAAGCAGTACGACGAAATGTGTGGCAAAGCCTCCAAACTCAAGGAGGAAATGGATGCCATGGAAAAGGAAATGAAAGGCAAAATGGATGCCGCTGATGGTCGTGCTGATGCCCTCGCTGCTGAAACTGAATCGCTCAAGGCTGAACTGGAAGCGGCCAAGGCCGTGAATGTTGACAGTCTTGTCGAAGAGCGTATTGCCCTGATTGAAAAAGCTAAGCCTGTCCTAGACAGTGCTTATGCCTTTGCTGGCAAGTCCGCTCGTGAAATCATGGTCGATGCCGTTGTGGCAGTTCGTGGTGATTCCATGAACCTGTCCGAACGGTCTGACGATTATGTCCAAGCCGCTTTCGACACCATTTCCGCTGACGACCGCAAGGATTCGTCTACTGGTCCTCTGCGCGATGCCGTGGCTTCTGCTGCGGTGACTGTTGCTCCGGCTCAGTACCGCGAAACGATGGAGAAAGCCTACCTCCGTCCTCTCACTGCTTCTAAAGGAGCCTGACCCATGGCCGTTGCTTTCACTGCGTCTGGCACCCCCACTGCGGGCGGTGTGCAGACTTCCTATCCCCTCGTTCACGACGCTTTTCTTGAAGGCCAACTGGCCGATGCCCGCGACAAGGTGATTGGCTCTTTCGTCAATGAAACCTCTGGCGTAGTAGCTTTCGGCAACCTGCTGGTTTGGAATAGCGGCAGCACTGTTGCTGATTCCGCTCGTACCATTTCCGGCACCACTGGCACCGTGGTCGGCCTGAACATTCTCACCTACGTTGATGAAACTGCCCGTGACGCCAATAGCCGTCCTGGTGTGAAGGATCGTCAACTGATGAACGTTCTGCGTCAAGGTGCTGCTGTGGTTTACGTCCATGGCGCCGTTGATCCTTCGACTGTTGTTCGCGTCATTCACACTGCCTCTGGCGTGCAGTATGCCGGTCAATTCTCGGCTTCTGCCGTTAGTGGCCGCACTGCCACCTTGTCCAATGCTGCCTATCTGTCCAAGACCACTGGTAGTGGACTGGCGGTGCTGGAACTGAATGGCCCCACCTTCACCCTTACCGCCAATACCTGAGGAAACCATGTCTGATTTTCGTATGGATGAGGCGGGACTGTTTCTCCAGCGTCAACTGGAGTACATTCGCCCGCAAGTGTTTGAGACGGCCTATGCCGACATCAAATACCCCACGCTTCTGCCTGTTACCAGTGAGGCTGGCCCCGGCGCTCAACAGTTCACCTATCGGGTGATGGACAGCACTGGCAAGTTCGACTTCATTGCTGACAATGCTGACGATCTGCCTCGTGCTGACGTGAGCCAGGTTGAGAAGTCGATCTACTTCCGTTCCATCGGTGGTTCGTTCGGCTACACCGTGCAAGAACTGCGTGCTGCTCAAATGGCCAATGTGGCTCTTGAGTCGCGTCGTGCTGCCGCGGTTCGTCGTGCCTACGAAGAGAAAGTGGAAGACATTGCCATGTTTGGTGATGTTGCCACTAATCTCACTGGCTTCTTCAACAATCCCACCGTGGATGTTGTGACTGCCGACAAGTGGTTCGACACCGCCAGTGTCACCACCACTGAAATGCTGGAACTGCTGAACTATGGCTCCACCGCCATTGTTAATGGTTCCAACATGAAGGAGCAGCCTGACACGCTGCTTCTGCCTTGGACTGATTATCAAAAGATCAGCTCCACTCGGAACAGTGATTCCAGCGACCTGACCGTCTTGGAATACTTCCTGCGCACCAATCCCTACATCCGCAACATTGAGCCCATCCTGCAACTGG